ATAAACCTATTGATGTACAACGTAAGGGTATACTACATGAGATAGGTCATATATTAAATGATGATATGTATAGTCATGCTCATATTGATTTAATCGAACGCATGGCACACGCAAGGGAAATAGAGTTTGAGGGTATCAACTTCTACACGCATATATTGTGAGGTATACTATGCAATACAACTTTACAATAAGAAAAAAGGATAAAGGGTTTCAAATCATCGTAGCCTACAAAGATGGTTACAAATGGAAACAGAAATCTAAACAGGGTTTCAAAACTAAACGTGAGGCTAAGGAATACGGACACGTTATAGTTAAAGAATTAGACAAAACCGCACTCTTAACCAAAGATGTAACCTTGAAAGAATTAACATTCAAGGAATTTGCGGATATGTTTTTAGAAATAAAAAAGGCACACGTTACGCATAGTACTTTGGTTATGTACAATCATGCTATATGTGCTTACAAATCAATTCACGATATGAAATTGTCTGACATTAAACCGCTACACATTCAGAATGTAGTAAATAAAATGGTTACATCACCTACTACCATTAATTCGTATTATAAGGTAGTGGAAAGGATATTCTACATTGCGATAAACCCATACAAGATAATTGGTGATAACCCATGTGATGGTGTTAGGTTGCCACGCATTGAACGTAAGAGTATGATCCATACGATAACAGATGAAGATTTAAACCAATTTGCAAAGTATATGCGTGAGAAATATCCACAAGCCTATTACTTTTTACAAATAGCTAGATATACTGGCATGAGGTTTAGTGAGGTATATGGTTTAACTTGGAATGATATATCCCTAGAAAATCGCCAAATTCACATCAATAAGCAACTTTCTTTCCGTAAAGGTGTTATCACCTTTGAGAAAACTAAAACCGCCAATTCGGTGCGAATTTTGCCAATTCCGCCTATATTAGAAAACATACTAATAGAATATAAATCACATGAGTTAGAGTTTGAACATGATTTAGTTTTGAACCCATACAAGAAAAATGGTGTTAAGTGGCAAATCAACACATACTTAAAACGCTTTGGAGATAACCTATCGGCACATAACCTTAGACATACTTATGCTACAAAGCTATTAGCGAATGGACTTGATGTGAAAACTGTATCATCGCTACTTGGTGATACACCACAAATGGTAATGAAAACCTACGTACACTACAATGAAGAAATGAAAGCAGCAGCATCAAATGCAGTTGCTAATATTTTTAAATAAAATTTTTGACGATTTTTGACGAATTGGATATTCAACTATTAAAAGATACAGTAAATAAGCACTTCTTTAAACATATAATCTTAACGATCATAAAAGATTATATTGCTTGATTTTATTTCAAATTTCAAAATACGTTGTAATAATCAAAGTTTTATATCATGGTTTATGAAAACAAACTACACAAAACATAATATTTAAAAATCATTTTTTGACGAATTTTTGACGGCAAATAAAAAAGAAGGGGGGG